ACTAGTTGGTATGGAAAGATGAATGTTGTTTGTTCTTTAGTCTTTCTTAAAACTTATGAACAAAATAAACTTGTAGAGATTATAGTAATAGTATCACAAGACATGGGTTCGACTCCCATCCGGTCCAATAAAATTATGAGTAGAAAAATTTGTACATATTGTGGCAAAAGAAAGAATCCAAAATCTTTCCCGAAACATTGTCACTTTAAAGATAATCTAGACAAGAGATGTCGATCTTGTATCAAAAAACACGCTAAAATTAGACATAAATTACATAAATTAGCACCACCGAAACCATTACATTGTGAATGTTGTGGTAAAATTCCATCAGAATGGAGATTAGACCATGATCATGATGATGATAGTTTTAGGGGTTGGACATGCGATAGGTGTAATACTGGAATAGGAAAACTAGGAGATAACCTAGAAGGTATTATTAAGGCTGCCAACTATTTGATAATGTCTAAAAATAGAAAACAAAATGAGATTAATAAACAGATGGAATGAGCATCTAAAAGAAAATAAAATGACATATTGTCAACATATGTTTTTTGCTTTATTTTATGGATATCTATGTGTCCTAGCAGGAATTTCTCTAATTATACATTCCATATTTCCTTGTATACTACAAACAACAGGTAGTGATCTAGTTAAAAAACTGAATAAAAGATTCTCTAATGGACAAAACACTAGATGATTTTTTAGAAAAATATAAAGAATTTATCCCACAAAATTTTGATTGGGAATTCTATATCAATCATTATTCAGATATACGAAGTGCGGGCTTAGATACTGAAAAACTCGCAAAATATCACTATATAAACTGGGGAAGAAAAGAAGGCCGTGATTATTGCTATTCTAAAATTTTAACAGGTTGTAATAGGATATTTCAAATAGGATTTAATAAATGTGGGACAGTATCATTATGGAATTTATTTCATAATTACAGCCGCATAAATGCTATACATTGGGACAATGGTTCATTAGCAGCAAAAATATATAAGAATATTTATTCTGATACTAATCTACCTTTAGATTCTTATAAAGACTATATCTATTTTGGAGATATGGAATGCTTTATCCAAGAAGATAATCGTATAAAATATATACAAATATATAAGGATTTTTTTGATATTCTTGATATCAACTACCCTGAAAGTTTATTTATTCTTAATACTAGAAATATCGACAATTGGATTAGAAGTAGACTTAATCATAATTTTTTACAACCAATTTATGATGAAATTAAGTATATAGATCTTTTCAAAAAGGTTTATAATACAAATAAAATTTCTGAAATAATAAAAATTTGGAAAAATGATTGGATAGAACACCATAAAAATATTATGGACTATTTCTGTAGATCCGTACATAGACTACTAGTATTCGATATTGAAAAAGATCCATCAGAAAAATTATTCACATTTTTAAAATATAAAGGTATACATTTTAAAATAGATATTTTTCCACATGACAATAAAACAATCGTATAATTATACTGGATACTCTAATATAGAATCAGAAGATATTTGTATTGTAATGAGTTTTTATAATGCTCTAAACTATAAGTCCATTGTAAAAAATATACAACTAATTATTCAAGAACTTAAAAAAACAAATATTTCATTCTATATTATAGAACTGCTTTATCCACAACAAAAACAATCTATTCCACAAGCAAATTATGTTGTAAGAGCAGATTCTTTTTTCTTTTCAAAAGAGAATCTATGGAATATAATCGAATCTAAAATTCCAGACAAATATACTAAATTAATATTTACCGATGCAGATATACTATATTCTGATTCTTCTTGGGTAGACAAAATATCAGATTTATTAAATACACACAAGGTAGTTCACGGATGCGAATATTTATATCGTGATTTATATCACGATGATTTATACAAAATATTAAACTTAGACGAAACCAATACAAAATATACTGTTGTAAAACATATAAAAGATCAAACTCCTTTTGAATTCAGTTCTATTAGTCCAGGATATAATATCTGTATTGATAGAAATTTTTATCACAAAATTAATGGATTTTTTGAGTATTCTCACGGTACGGCAGGAGATACTTTATTTTGGGCTTCTTTTATCAAGGATTACAAACCATATTGCTGTGCGTTATTTTGTGCTCCAAGATTTAAAGAAATAAAAGAAAGATATATTGAATATAAAAATAATGTTTTAAAAATATGCGATCCAATAAAAGATGTTAATTATTTAAAAGATAATTGTGGTTTACATCTATTTCATGGTAATCCAAAAAATAGAGAATATGGTAATCAAGATAGATTTATTCCTGGTCCAATAAAATTTTCTAAAAACTCTGATGGTGTTATTGAGATGAAAATTATACATCCTATCGTCAAAGATTTAAAACAATATCTTGAGTTTCGCAGAGAGGATGACGATATAGAGGTTGACAGTGTTTGAGCGTTGTGGTATACTTGACATACACACAGGAGACTATTTGGATGACTCACGATTTTAATTATGTTTGGGGAATGGTTCGTGATCTTAGGGCCACAAGCAGCACCATCGACAAGCAAGGAATTATTGAGGACTATTGTAATCATAATTCTGAGGCTGCAAATTTTGCTAAGAAAATTCTACTTTATACTTACCATCCCTTGTGGCAATATAACGTAACCAGCGATAATCTAAAGAAAAAGAATCAACTTCGTGGCCTTGTGTATGACTCTATTTTTGAGTTGTTGGATGATCTGAAAAATCGTAAGATTACAGGTCATGATGCTATCGGAGCAATTAATACTTTTATACACAAAGACACTTCGCAAGGAGAAACTCCTAATAAAGAATACGAGGAGCTTATTCACTGTATCATTGATAAGGATTTGAAAACCCGTGCTGGTGATAAGATTATCAACAAGGCTATTCCAGATCATATTCCAGAGTTTAGTGTTGCTCTGGCCGATAAGTATGATCCAAATATTGTAGATTGGAAGGATGGATGGTATGTTAGCAGAAAGATTGATGGTGCTAGATGTATTGCTATTGTTGATAGTAATGGCGATACTACCTTCTACTCCCGCACAGGAAAGGAATTTGATACTCTTGCTATCGTTAGGGGCGGTATTAAGGCTCTTGATGTTACTAATGTAGTATTTGATGGTGAACTTTGTCTTGTGGATGATGATGGTAATGAAGATTTCCAAGGAGTTATGAAGCAACTAAAAAAGAAGGATCATACTATTCCCAATCCTTCATATAAGATTTTTGATATGATTAGTCATGATGAATTTTATAGCAAAATCGGAGAAAAGAATCGTCCGTATTCTACTAGATTGGCAAATCTGACAGAGATTATGACTAAAAATGAATGTCCATGCCTTACTCTGCTTGAGCAAGAATTGATTCACAATGATGAACATTTTCAAGAATGGGTTAAAGAAGCCGCTGATCATGGTTGGGAAGGAGTTATGCTACGAGCAGATGAACCATATAAAGGTAAGCGAAGTAAAGACCTTCTCAAAGTCAAGAAGTTTTTTGATGATGAGTATGAAGTAATTGATACCGAAATGGGACCATTCCGTTATGTAAAGAATGGTGCTGAGTGTGAAGAAACTATGCTAAGTTGTGTTACTATTAAGCATAAAGATTATCTTGTGAGAGTTGGTAGTGGTTTCACTATTGAACAACGACAAGAGTTTTTTCATAATCCTAAGAAAATTCTTGGCAAAGTTATTACCGTTCAATATTTTGAAGAAACCAAGAATCAAGATGGCGGTATCAGTCTAAGATTTCCAACATTTAAAATTCTACATGGCGAGGCTAGAACAGTTTAAAGAAACACACTTGACAAGCCGATAACTGTAGTATACAATCAGTAGTATGAGCATTACAGCATTTGGAGACAATATGGAAAACGCAACAGAAAAAAAGATTGAGTATACCACTAGCAAAGTTGATGAATTTTTTGCCAATTTTCCAAAAGATAAGATCGTGTCGTATAAGGATTATTGGGAAAGTGTTAAGCCTCAAAATAATGATGAAATCTTTAGACGATATCTGTTTGCATACTGCTCTGTACATACCACTTGGCAAGGAAATGTGAAGGGCTATAATGCTATTAAGAACTTTAATGAATGGATATCGGACAAAGAAACTCTAAGAACCAAATTGCATAAGTCCGGTGTTGGACTTCATAATAATCGTACAGAATATATTTGGGACTTTCAGAATAAGTTTTGGAGCAATCCGAAAGACTTTTATTTTACAACCAAAAAGTATCACGTTAAGAAACGAGATAATATTGTTGACAAAATTAAGGGTATCTCTCAGGCCAAAGTTTCTTTCGCCCTAGAAACTATTCATCCCAATGAGTGTCGAGTTCTTTGTGGAGATGTTCATATTTTACGCTTGTATGGTATGGAACATTTAAAGTACAAGAGTGGTGCTGGACTTAAAATGTACAAACAAATGGAGCGCCACTGGAGTATTAATTGTGGTAAACTAAAAGTTCCATCCTATATTGCTCGTTGTTTATATTGGGATAGTGTTCAACAAAAAGACGATAGTAGGTATTGGTCATGGGTATTTGAGGATATAAATGAGTCTCAAGTCTGTTAGATTCTTTCCTGATTGGGATGAAACTAGTATATTACAAGTTACTGGATTTTTACATCTAATTAATTATATTATCAATCATCAATCACCAATCAATAATTGGATAGAAATTGGATCTCATCTAGGAGAATCATCAACTTTATTATTGGGTTTTCCTCAGATTAAAAAAATACATATAATTGAACAATCAGAATATTCTTGTAAATTACTTAGTAAAAAATTTGAGAGTAAAATTAATACTCATCAATGCGTTATCTATAACGATCTTTCAGAAAAAATTCTTCCATCCTTTTTAGATAATAGTATAGATTGTGTTTACATAGATGGTAATCATAATTATGATTCAGTAAAACAGGATATAGAATTATCTATTAGTAAGTTGATGGTTGGTGGTTTTTTATGTGGACACGATTATAATAAGTCTTGGCCGGGCGTTATTGATGCTGTTAACTTTTTTATCTCAAACTCAAACTATAGTCAAAAAGATTTAATTTTGTTTGAGGATTCTAGTTGGTTACTTAGGAAAAAATAATGGGAACAGTCACCAACTTCTCAAAAGATCATATTATTTGCGTATTATGTGATTGTAATCAAGAGGTTTTGGTATTAAATTATGACGAAAAGACTAAGACACTGGACTTAGCCATGTATGAAAGTTATGCAGCCTATAAGAATAATTCTAGTTGGTTTCAGAAAATACGCTATATATGGAAGATTTTAACAGACAGGCACCCATATACGGATCAGATTGTTATTAATCATCAACAAATCAAAGATATTAGTAAATTTCTGTGCGAATTGATAACTAAATAGTGTATACTAATACATCCTTTAAGGAGACTAATTATGAAATCAAATGTAAATAGTTTTATTGGGGATGAACTAGCAAATAAAGTAAAAGTGCTATCTTCTGCTTTATCGCAGGCACAAAATATGGTTATGGTTTTGGAAAAAGAAAATCAGAATCTAAAAGATGTTCTTAACAATCTAACATCTATAAATAAAGAAGATTGTGATTATGAGTATGAGGTAGTAAGTGTCAAATAATTCTACACAAGGATGTTTTCCAAATAGAGTAGTTACGCAGATTAATGATAAAGAATTTATATTAGAGGGCATAAGTAAGAAAACAAAAATTTGTTCAGAATTTGATGATGGCTTTCCATATCATATAGATTTAGAAGGCGGTCCTTTTATACACGTTGGTCTTGATTTTTTTGGCAAGGGAAAGGTTAAAACTCTACAGTTGATAGACAACGATAAGCCAAACTATATTATGCTAAAAATAATACTGGAGTAAAAATGTTTCAAGAATTACAAATGTTAATAGGTCTAGAACAAACAATGCTGGTTATGGGATTTAGTACAATAGAAATAGGAGAATTGATTAGTAATATAACAATTTAAGGATGTTCTATGAATAGAAGACATTTTATATCTCATACCGTAGGTGCGGCTCCATTAGTTTTACCAGCAATTAATTTTACAGATTCTATTCTGGCTAATGCGGCCGATATGAAAAAGAATACGAAATCTGTGATTCTTTTATGGATGGGTGGTGGTCCCAGCACTATTGATCTTTGGGATTTAAAACCGGATACTCCTACTGGCGGTCCTTTTAAGCCAATTAGCACAAGTGCTGATGGTATACAAATATGTGAGCATCTACCATTATTGTCTAAGC